ACACACTATGTCATCATAGTGAACAGGTCATGTCTTCACCCACAGCATTATCTGTTTGGGGTATACCTTTTCAAATTAAGGGGGCTTCTCCCACGCCTTTATGATTGCGTCTTACTCCTGATGATTCAGATATTCTGGATTTCCACCATTATTTGATAATCAAAATTGATATTTCTGAATCCCGACAAGGGGATGACCGTCGAACGTTTACCCTCGACTCAAGTACCGAATGATCTTCGGGATACGTTAGGGTACTTCGCTGCCAGCGTTCTAATCCATACGTTTTTAAACCGTCATACAATAGTTTCCTTTGTATTGTGGTGTATGATCATAAAGAGTTCTATGGCAATTAAATATATTCTTAATATGTGTTTCCACATATTGAACCAACTTGTACCACCTGGTTCCAGTAATTAGTGCAATTGATTTTGAGAGGCTTGTATGACTCGCATTAAATGAAGCTGCACTACGCTGTAAAGCCTCACCAATACCGTCTGACCCAATTGCGAAATTATTTGCTACCTCATTAAATTTATCCACAATTGATTCAGCCTCATCAGCTTGCATATTAAAACCTTGTAACGTAGAAACCAAACTTTCTGAAGCCGATTCCTGCGTCATATTATCTCCAACTCTCTGATACAAGGTTGTAACATCAGAAAGTTTCTTGGCATCGTCAAGCGACCAACCCAACTTCGACCAATCAGCAGTACTACTAATTACATCACTAACTGTAGCACCATATTTCTTGGCACTTTCAGCAGCCTGATCCCAGTATTGACTTAATTGGCTCTCCGATGCATCACTTGCAACTTTTGCTAATTCAATTTGAGCATCATTAATTTCCTTTACATTAGAAACAACCTTTGATGGAATTCCCATAACGACATTCTGCAACATGCCGTAAATTCCCGTAAATTGAGCAATTTGATTAATAGCACGTTTTGTATCTTGCCAAATGTTTGCTCCTGTTAATCCTTCAGCAGAAATTTTTGCTTTCAAATCTCTTGCTTTAGCATCAACCTCTAGCTTTTGTCCTTCCGTTGTTACATTTTTATAAGCATCACGGACTTCTTCAAGCTGCGCCTTATATTTCTTCCATGCCTTGCTATTGTTGTTGATATAAGATTGCATCTCGTTTGATGCACGTAAAGCGACCCCAGGTGCTAGTGTTGCAGTTTCTTCAACTTTTACCTGTTTCATCGCAGTCTTATATTTTTCTTCTTCCTCAGTCATCTTTTGAAGATTTTTACTAAGACGCTCAACCTCTTCATCACTAAGATCAGAAACATTCGTATCTTTTAACGATTTTTGAAAATCTTCACGAATCTCTTTAAACTTTCTCTTGCACGAGTCAGTGACTCAGAAGTTTGCCCCTCATACTTAGAAAGAGTATTTTTATATCCAGCTTCCGTTGCAGAATATGTTCCAGTTTGCAATTCTTTCTGAACTTCTGCTAATTTTTTACGAGCATTAATTTCCTGCTCGATGCCAGAAATAATTTTAGAATTATCATAGTTGACAGCTTTTGTAATTCCAGAATCACTATTAGTATAAGAATCTCGTAGAGTTTTTAATTTTTCTAATTGCGATTTGCTTGCAAAACCATCGGAATTTTTTACAAGATTATCAATTTTATCAATAGTTCTCTGAAGTGTGGTACCATCTAGATTTTTTGAAAGTGAAGTTCCAAGCGTTTTCGCGGTAGTTTCAACTTCATTAAGCTTTGCATTCAAAATATCAGCATCCGAAGCAATTTGTGTTAAATTTCCAGAAGATCCTTTTGCTAATTCTGCTTTTATACTAGCCTGTTTGTCATGTATGGTATTCACTGTTTTTTCTAAAGATGATAAAACGTCTGCAGACCCATCTTGTCCAGCGTACTGAGATTTAAGCTTTTCAACTTTTGCATCAAATTGTTTTATAGAACTATCTGATACAAGGTTTTTTGCTTGAGCTACTTTTTTATCAATGGCATTTTGAAGCTTTGCTGCATTTGAATCTCCAACGACTGTATCTTTTTTAGATGTTTTCTCCATAGTGCTATTGACTAAGGTCATGACATTTTTAAATTCTTTACCAGCAGAAGTGCATTCATCAAATTTTGACTTAATTTGATCCATTGATGCGCCAGAAGTAACAAGGTTTGATAATTCTTTTTCCAAATCTGTTATAGTTGTATCAAGTGTTCTTGCTCTTTCAATTGCATCTGTGGATTGTCCAGCATAATTACTTAGTTGTTTCGAACGCTGTCCCTGACGAATAGCAGTATTGTCATCATTTCCATAAGCTTTGATTGTAGCATTTTTCTCATCGACATACGTGTTGTAACCATTAGCTTTTCTACGAAAATGATTAAGAGCTTTTTGCTCCAATTCATCATTATAAAAACCTTGCTTTTTTGCATCTGCAATATATTTTCGATTTGCAGACATTTCATCAACTAAATCAGAAATCCGACCTTTGACATACTGTTTATCCTCTGTGGCTACTTTGCCTTTTGCTTCTTTTGTCTTTAATGAATAATATTCCGTTACGTCTTTATTTAACTGAGAGTATGCTTTTTGAAGATCAACAACGGTCTGCTTCTCAGATGTTAACTTACCATTCTTGTTATAAGATTGTTGTCTTCCATTAGCATATGTATACGAATGAGAAGTAGATGGACGTCCTTTTTTATCATATATTGTTGATTGTACATACTTATCTGCGTTTTTTGGAGTACTTTGTTCAGTAGCTGTTTTAGTTTTATTTCTTTTCCTAGACGTTTGAGTATGTTTCTTTTGTTCTTTTTCAATCTCATCAGACAGCTTCTTAACCTGCTTAGATGCTTCATCTGTTTTGATATTAATCTCTTTTGGTTCAGTGATTTTCTTCTCAAAATCATCGATTATTTTTTCGCTATTTTTATCCAGTGCAGCTTTTATAACAGTTTCGAGGTTAATTGTATGTTGTTTTGGCATTTTTTCACCACCTTTATAATTCTATATTATCAAGCACTTTATGTACTGAATTATCAATGATTTTATCTAGTCTACCATTGACAAGTTCTTGCTCAACATAATCAAATGGTGGAGGAGTAGTATCTGCAAGATGCCACTTGCCATTACCATGTTCACCCTTTAAATACATCAAATCAAACACGCCTTCGTTTGTTAATTCTTGCCCCCAGAATCCGTGATAATTTGGAACGTTTTCTTCTGTATCTTCAAAAATTATAGATGAACCTTCAGCACTTATATTGCCAGTCATGTTTTCTAATCTGCCCTCGCTAAAGTCTCCTTTATGTGTTGCATAATATTGATGAATTGATTCATTAATAATTTTTCTATATTCTGGTTCTGCATCAGTTGCAATTTGACGTGCCATTGTAGGAACAGAGTGTAATACTTTTTTATTGTAATCTTTTAGTAGCTTTTGTAATTCCTTTGTTATATTACCCATTTTTACCACCACCTCCACATTGATAAATTAAAAAATCTTCTGACATTTGACTGCCAGAAGATTTAATGTATTCTTGCTTTATTTATTATTTTCCCGTCATCCATTACGGTATCAACCATCACATCTCGAATTGCTTTTGCGTTCAGCATTTTACTTTCATTCATTTTTTTAAGAATATTCATAATCATTCCAATACTTTCTGGATTTTCAAGAACAGGTTTTGCAGCAACCTGAACATTTCGTCCAATATTTGCTACAGCATTTGCCATTTCTGCAATTTCCGTATACATTTCATGTTTTTCATCCGTACAATGAATCATTTTTTGTAGTTTAAAATCTACAATCTTTTGTACACTTTCCATCACATGGTTTTTGGTATTGATATACGTAAAATTAATATCATTTTTCTTATCTGATTTATCTACATTATAGAAAAATTTATTTACATGCGCATGAAGATTTTGATCTTGCATAACACAATCATAGATTACATCGTCTTTTTC